GGCTTGGTATCTGAAGAATGCACAATGAAGCGGTTGTTCATTGCGCCGATTGCTTGAACTGTCATTTTGATAACCCTCCTTTTTCGGGTATCAGGTTAAAAATTAAATTAAAAGATGGGGCCGGGCAAATATCCCCATCTGAAAGGGGTTAAGTCGTCGGTATAGCCAACACGGTGATTGAGCATCCGCCCGTGGAGTTTCCAATTGCCGCCGTAGTCGTGACGATAATCGCCTTATTTGCCGTATTCGTAAACGCAAAAGCAAGCACGGTGCCTGCCGCTTCAGTATCGAGCACGGTCGCCGCCATGCACAATTCGATCTGGTCTGTCTCGCCGATCTTAACGGTGGGAAGCGTGCCTGTCCCGACCGCATAGGTTTCGTCAACTACTACCAAGACGAGGCAAGCACGTGCCTTAGCAGCGTTCAACGCCACCACGGTTGTCGTCGCCGCAGAAGTCTTGGTTACTGATGTTGAACCACCAAGACCTGCCGTCAGAAGAGCTGCTACGCCGGCACCGTTGGCGAGTTTGGCTGAGGTTACGCCTGCATCCGCAATGCGTATTCCACCTGCGCCTGTGAATTCCAAGCCGCCACTAAGGGTAAGCTCCTCTATGTCTCCCGCTGCCGCCGTATCCCGCCCAAGGATTCTGTCCGTGTTCGACACGTTCTGAATCTTGGCGTATGTAACGGCATCGTTAGCTATGGTGACTGCACCGGTATTGGTCATGGTGACATCAGTATCAAGTGTCTGCATGGCTGCCGTGGTGCCGTTGCCAATAAGGATTGCGCCGTCAGCCTTGGCATCAAGAGCTACACCCTTTGCACCAGTAGTGCCGATAATGATACTCCCGACTGCAAGACCAAGATCACCAACCGCAACAGAAATATCAGGAAGGTCAAGAGTTGAACCCGACTCCGCAACAAGAGATGCACCGGACTGCAATGTGATAACTCCACCAGAAGCGACAACCATCTCATCGCCGCCTGATTTCTTATAAACTTTGGATACATAAGTAGGGTCTACTGCCATAATAAAATCCTCCATAGACTAAAGTGAATAAAGAAAGTCGAGGGGTTTAGTACCGCGCCTAATATTACAAATTCTATGCGCTGAGTGGACATTACCAAAGACATGGCCACCTCCCTTAGAAATGGGGATAATGTGATCTACTGTAAAATCGGACCTCTCCAGTGGTTTCCCGCAAATACCGCAAATCATCCCATCTTTCTGATAGATTTCTTCTCTATCTATCTTCTCATAAGGAACGTTTCGCATTCTCGCCCGCCTCTTCTCTTGGGTTTGACGCTGGGCTATTGCCGCCCGTTCTGGATTATCCTCCGCCCATTTCTTGACTCTCGCTCTATTCTTTTCTGGATGTTTCGCTAAGCATTCTCTGCTTTGCGTCTTACGCTCCTCTGTTTTTGAGCGATACCTATCAAATTGTAAAATTTCATCATGGTGAGCGGCTCTATATCCAAGGTTATATTCACGCATTTTCTCTTTATTCCTTAAATACCAAGCCTTCCTTGCGATGACCGCCCGATCAAGGTTATCGTAGTACCACTTAGTTGCTCTGATTCGGGCGATCTCTTTTTTATCTTCCATGATTTTGTTCCTACCCAATTACTTTCCTCCCCGGCCTTAACACGCACCGGAGAGGAATTTTGGGGTTAAATTACACCAGCGGGTTTTCCGCATCACCCTTGATTACATTCACGCCGATTATAGTACCGGTCGTGTTGGCATTAGCCTCAGCCGTGGTCAGTTTGATGAACCGCTTGCCACCGACATAGCCGACCTGAGTTACCGCCGCTACCTGAAGTGCCGTAGCCAAGGTGAAGATAACCCCGGAAGTGATAGTCGTGACAGTGGTAGGGACATTCACATCATTGATGGTGCAATCAGAGTACGAACCCGCCGTGCCAGTTCCGTCATCATCCGCGTGGGAAAGGGAAATCGTGATCGTGCCAGTATCACCCACGGGCTTCTCGGCATTACTGATTTCGATAACCGCCGAATTGAAGCCTTTAAGATCGACCTCAACCGCAGCAGGCACGGTAGCGTCAAGCACCAGAATCGGCGCGTAGACTTTGACTACTTTGATTTTACTGTATAAATCCTTCATGGTCTTTTACCTCCTTGATTATGGTAAAGGGGGTGTGTTTCAACCCCCGGTTAATTTATGCACTTACCTTGAGGCATTTGATAGCCTCGAACATGGTGATGCCACCTCCGACACGTTTTGTCGTGTAAAATAGGACATTTCCCTTGCTGGTGAAAGGGTCGCGGAGAATCCGTATTCCCATTCTGTCAAGAATCAAGTAGGCTCTCTTGAAATTGGCGAAGAAACAAGGGAACGTGCCTGCGCCAATATTGGCAATATTATCATCCAACTCAACGGGATAACCAAACAAAACATTTGGAGATCCCGCTTCCAGGCCCGGTCTCCATAGGTAATTTCCATCACCATCCTTCAGTTGGCGAATCTTACCAGCCGTTGCGCGGTTCATCAACCAAGAGGCACCGTTCAGGTAGATGGGTTTGAGGGACAGGGTAACGTCCATCAGCTTGTCGGCATTATTAATGAGAGTTGCATGGCCGGACGTGGTGAATCCAACCTTGCCCCATGCGTAAGAAGTATTGGCGATCATGGTGTAGTTGGCAATGCCGTGGGGTTTCTCGACACCGTTACCGTTGATGAAAGCATCACCTTCCTCTTCTGTGAACTCGATGGAAACCTCGTCGGCCAGCCATGCGGCCAAGTCCATATAAGCATCGTCAAGCGCAATCTGGGTCGTGCCAGGTTCAGCGTAGATTTCCTTCATATTGATAGCGATTTCACGCAGAACGGGGGTGGAAGTTTCTGTTCTGGATGCTTTCTCGGCCACCCACCCAGAAGTTGCACCACCTTGGTTGATGAGTTTTTTGTAAGTATCGGTGCCAATTGTGCGAACTGTGGCCAGTCTGCGCATAGAACTCATCATCATGGCAACACGATCAACTGCCGTATCAAATTCCGGGGGGGTGATAACATAGCCGCCATCGGGATCGGAAAGGGTAGACAAGCCAGCCTGAATCTGAAGCTGCTTAACTGCCGCCAACTGAGCCTCGCCACCTTTGCGGAACCAAGTCTCAAAAGCAGCCTTGTGTTCGGCCTTCGTCTTGTCGATAGCGGTAGTGGCACCACCCTTGAATTCGGAGCGAGCTACCTGAGTTTCTAATGCTTCCAACTGGGCTTTAACTGCGGCATCCTTGGCAGCATTTTTCGCTTCAAGTGTTTCTCTCTCTTTGTCTAACCGATCAATCTCGGCATTGATTTTGTCAACCTTTGCCATAACAATCGGGTCAGCCTTGCCTTTATCCCTGTCAATCTCAGCCCTAAGATCGGCAACAGCTTTACCGATAGCTTCAAACATTTCCTTGGTTTCCATTCTACTTACCTCCTATAATTGATAAAGTTTTTAGATATGCAAAGTATTCAATTAACTCCTTTGCGCTCTGTTCGTCCTTCTCCGCTTGATTGTCATCTTCACTTGCATCAGCGCGTTTCGCAGCCAAAGCTCGTGCATATTCTCGGCTCGCACCCGCATTACGCAGAGCACGTTCCGTTTCCTTTCTGGTTAATTCGCGGCCTTGTGAATCATCGTTGATATTGTCGGGAAGGTTAGCAAAGATAGATAAATTGAAATCCGCTTTAACTGATTTACCATCCACAATCGTATCAACAAATCCTTTGTCCTTAGCTTCCTTTGCGGTGAGCCAAGTTGTTGCTTTCATCATTTCGGATATTTCCTTTTTGCCCATCTTAGTTTTCTTTTGGTAGGCATCAAGGATAGTTCCGTCTATTTTTTCAAGAAGATCAGCAGTATCGCGCATCTCATATTGGTTTCCCATCATAAAAGTCCATGAGTTATGCACCATTAGAAGTGTATTATCATAGGCTTGCACCTTTTTACCTGCCATTGCGATTACGGAGGCTATGGAAGCCGCCAACCCCTCAATGCGAGTAGTCACATTGCCTTTGTGGGAAGTAAGTGCATTGAAAATACTGGCTCCGTCGAAGACATCCCCGCCCGGACTATTGATACGAACTGTAACATCGCCCATATCAGCAAGTGCATGGATTAGATCGCGGGGGTCATTATAGGGCCACCCTACATAGTCAAACAAAAGAATTTCGGATGGCTCATCAGCACTTTTAGCTGCTATAACTTTAAACCATTCAGGTTTATCGAGCGGTTTATTGTAGATAGTAGCTATTGCCTGAGCATTGGCTTGAGTGCG